ATTTACAGGTCTTTGCGTCGGCCGGCGCTGCAGTTCGCTTGAACACATCACAACGGAGAGAGCACTGCCGGTGTCCGAATCGAACGGACCTTTTCCCTGCCCAACCCTCCCAACTGAATGGGACTGTCTGGAATCGAACCAGCTCTTATGCCTTGCTCGGCAGTGCTCTTTCCGTTGTGCGCCTGTCTTTTCACCACATCAGGCTCGGTGGATCCTGCTATTCCCCAACAACAAGGATTCGGTTAATCTGAAATCCCCAACACATTGATAGTGATAACTCATGAAGCGCTCAGATGTTTTAACCCAGTGCCTGATTAATACCGGCTGCGGACTTTCAGAAGCTGATATCCGACACGGCATTCGGACTACCTTCGCCGAAGAGTACCCAGATAAAAATTACGATTCCTGGGACATTGAAATCAGCGATCAGACCGCAAATCACATCATTAAAACCGTAGGTCGAGCCATGTGGATAAAGGTCGATCTATTTATCCAGGACCTCTGGGACGCCTACTGATTCCAAAGGGACAGAGCCAATCCCTCTAAATCCGGTAGCCAGAGTGCGACCACTTTTGTTGGCTTCAGACTCCAGCGAAGTTTTATCTTTCTCCATCGCCTCAACCACACCACCCATAAACATCAGGTAATCGGCTGTTACCGCTGATTCTGTGTTTAAGGTCTGCGTCAGAGCCCCGTTAACAAAAAGCTCAATCCTGTTTCCTGCGTGAGCATTAGGCCCGGCCTCTAACGCGCTAAATTCCTCACGCGGTAGGTTGAACGTCTTGAAAACCTTTTCTTTGTCAAATTGCATACTGAACCTCGAGTGGCTACTTCGTGGGCGTCCCGCCTGTTTGCTATTGATGGATTTAATGTAGGATATCTTACCTTGCGGTGTCAATATTAAAAGTAGGAAAACTTACATTCAGGGGTGATAAAAAGCCGCAGAACGCGGCTTAGTACGAAAGGGTTAGAGATCTGTGACAACCTGCTTTACGACGCCCACTAATCTGCAGTTGCCGTTGACTTCAAGAACTCGGTAATTAGGATTGAGTGGAACGAGATACTTAAGCGGGCCATCAATAACAAACTTTTTCAATGTTGCTTCCGTAGATCCGTCAATCCTTGCCACGACTATCCGTCCATTTACTTCGTAAGGGCTGCCGTAGTCTGGGTCAACAATGACAAGAGAACCCTCTGGAATGCTGGGGGCTCCATTCGGATTAGTCATTGAGTCACCACGAACGCGTAATGCAAAGCCTTCATCAGAAATGCTAGCCGTAGTGAATATCCATTCGTGGATATCATCTTGCGTTATAGACATCCCGGACTCAGTCCACTCACCAGCTTGCACCCAAGACAAGACAGGGATCTGCTTAACTCCAAATTTATCTGTTGGCCGCATGGCTGGGGCGTCACTTTCCGGATCTCCAGCACCATCAATAAGCCATTGCGGATTGCATTTTAAAGCAGCGGCAAGCGCCTGAAGGTTTGAGCCGCCAGGTGCATAATCACCAGATTCCCATCCAGTTACTGTTACTCGATTAACGCCGACAAGCTTCCCTAAAACAGCCTGAGTTAACTTCAGCTCTTTTCGGCGCGTACGGATGCGATCATTCATTTTCATGTAGGCAATCCTACCACCTTTTGAGGTAGGAGTCCTTGACCTCCATATGTAAGATATCCTACTATCTCAGTGTTCCCAATAACTACGTGAGAGGGCTGTATGAACAAAGATGAAGTGCTTTCCTACTTTGGTGGTGTAAGCAATTTGGCAAGGATTTTAGGTATTTCTCACGCATCTGTTTCTGGCTGGGGAAACGTCATTCCTAAAGGTCGCGCTTTTGAAATCCAGACCATAACGAAAGGCGCGTTAAAAGTTGAACCCGCCCTTTACTCAAAGCCTAACGAGACGGTGGCGTAATAGTAACCACAGCAAGAAGGAGTTAACCGTGGATAAGAAACACTGGCAAGTCGAGAAACAGCCTGCATGGCTGGTGGCAGCCATTAAGAAAACAATCTCATGCCTGCCGGGTGGTTATGCCGAAGCGGCTGAATGGTTGGGTGTAACCGAGAATGCATTATTCAATCGGCTGCGCACCGACGGCGATCAGATCTTCCCGATGGGCTGGGCGATGGTTCTCCAGCAGGCCAGCGATAGTAAACACATCGCCGACGCCGTTTCACGCCAGTCGAACAGCGTGAACGTACCGCTGGTGGATATCGAGGATGTGGATAACGCCGACATCAATCAGCGCCTGATGGAAACCTTCGAGTGGATCAGCGAGCACTCGCGTTTCGTTAGACAGGCTACAGCTGATGGAGTGATTGATCAGGCAGAACGGGCTCAAATCGAAGAGAACAGCTATCAGGTAATGGCGAAGTGGCAGGAGCATTTAACGCTGCTGTATCGCGTTTTCTGTGCGCCGGAAAAGAGTGACGCCCGCGAGTGTGCAGCTCCGGGCGCCTTGGCGTGTCGTATTCGTGGAGAAACTAACGCATGAACAGTTTAACGGTAAATAACCGCTTACCGCAACTTCGGGCTATTCCTGTGCAGGGCGCCCCGTCGTTTCGGTATGAGCGCATGGTATCAGGCCGCTGGGTTCCATGTAACCACAGTCGCGCACGTCTCATCGTGGGGGCATTCAACCGTAAAGCGAAGAGCCTCGTATGCAAGAGCTCAACAGACGATACCGCGACTGGCGGGGAACTGAAGTCCACGTCACGGGTTACGACCCAGAAAAACGACAGGTTATCTTCCGGCGCGCGGGTTACCCGCACGACTGCATGCAGCCTGTTGAGCGGTTCCGCGAGAAGTTCAAAAGGGTGGATGCATGAGCGTTAAGCTATCAGCGTACGTGTGGGATGGCTGCGCGAGTGCCGGAATCAAAGGCACGAAGCTGCTGATCCTGGCGCGCCTGGCTGATTTCTCCAGCGATGAAGGTATCAGCTGGCCCAGCGTCGACACCATCGCGCGCCAGATTGGCGCCGGTCGCAGCACCGTAATTACCGCAGTTGGTGAGCTTGAGCGTGACGGATGGCTGACCCGCAAAGAACGCCGTCAGGGCCAGCGCAGTGGTACCAACATCTACACGCTGAACGTGCCGCGCCTGCGCCAGGCGGCTGCCGGTGCTTATTCTCAGGGTCCAGTTTCTGAACATTCAGAATCTGGACGTTCAGAATCCGAAGGTTCAGAAGCTGGACGTCCAGAATCTGAACGTCCGGAAAACCACAAAAACAGCGCTTCTCAGGGTCCAGAATCTGGACACGATCCGTCAGTAAATTCAAAACAAGAACCATCAGATAAAAAACCTTCTTGTCAGGTTGCCGGGCAACCCGACGCTGAGCAGCTGATCACCGATAAAGCGATTGCTGTGCTGAAGCACCTGAATCTGGTCACCGGCGCGCGTTACCAGAACTCGAAATCCTCACTGGAGAACATCCGGGCCCGGCTGCGCGAAGGGCATTCGGTGGACGACCTGCAGCTCGTTGTCGACTACAAGCACGAGCACTGGCACGACACCGAAATGTACGACTACATGCGCCCGCAGACGCTGTTCGTCCCGAGCAAGCTTGATGGCTACCTGCTGAGCGCCACCCGCTGGAAAGAGCGCGGACGCCCGTCCCGCCAGCAGTGGAAGCAGCGCAGTGTGCAGCGTGACGACAGCGCATTTAAAGCCAGCTATGCCGGTGTTGATTACAGCCAGGTCCCGGAGGGATTCAGATCATGAAAAACGAGAAGCTGAAACACGAAGTTTTCGAAGAGCTGGCCTGCCAGCTGGAAAGACAGCATCTGTGGCGCCGCGCCGCGCATGTTTACCTTGCTGCATTCGATGCTTCGAAGAGTAACCGGGACCGCGAACGGCTGGCGAAGAAGCGCACCCAGTGCCTGAAGATGAGCAACCGCGTTGGTTACGTGGAAGGCCGTTGTTATCTGGCCGGTAACTATGTGGGGGAACAGTGATGCACCCGTTGAATGCTTACAGCCAGGAGCTGGCAGCGCTGCGCAGCAAACCGGCTCACGAACTAAAGGAAGTCAGGGATCAGTGGCGCACGCCGGACAATATTTTCTGGGGCATCAACGCCATGTTCGGCCCGCTCGTACTGGACCTGTTCTCTGATGGCGAGAACGCCAAATGCGAGGCGTATTACACCGCGGAAGATAACGCGCTGACGCAGGACTGGTCGGCGCGTCTGGCCGAACTCAACGGCGCCGCTTTCGGCAACCCGCCGTACAGCCGCGCGTCCCGGCATGACGGAGATTACATCACCGGCATGCGCTACATCATGCAGCACGCCAGTGCGATGCGGGAAAAAGGCGGGCGCTACGTATTCCTGATTAAGGCGGCCACCAGCGAGGTCTGGTGGCCGGCGGATGCAGATCACATCGCCTTTATCCGTGGCCGTATCGGTTTCGATCTTCCGTCATGGTTCGTCCCTAAAGATGAAAAGCAGATCCCGTCCGGCGCGTTTTTTGCGGGTGCCATTGTGGTATTCGATAAGACCTGGCGCGGCCCGACTATGAGCTACATCAGCCGCAACGAGCTGGAAGCGCGCGGCGATGCTTTTCTTGCTCAGATTCGTCGCGAAGCGGAACGCCTGATTCCTGTAACGCCCCTTCCCGCAGTGCCGGAAGAGCTACCTGAAAAATGGCCCGCTGAAGTAACGGTGATTTTTAGCCAAATAACTGGAACAAAAGGGTTAACAGAGAGCATCCAGCGCAAGGTGAAGTACCACATAAACCGCATGTGGCTCGAAAGAATGCCGATGCCGGAAATTTTAAAAGCCGCCAGTGAAATGGCCTCAGTAATGGAGAAAGCAGCGTGAAAGAAATCATCGTGGATAATTTTGCTGGTGGCGGCGGTGCGAGCACAGGTATTGAAATGGCGATCGGCCGTAGCGTGGATATTGCTATCAATCACGACGTAAACGCCATCGCTATGCACACCACAAATCACCCTGAAACGCTGCATTACTGCGAAAGCGTATTCGATGTTGATCCGGTAGCGGCAACCGCAGGCCGCCCGGTTGGCCTGGCGTGGTTCTCACCTGACTGTCGGCATTTTTCGAAAGCGAAGGGCGCTAAACCCGTTGAGAAGGCGATACGCGGACTTGCATGGATCGTAATTCGGTGGGCGCTGGCGGTGCGGCCGCGCGTCATGATGCTTGAGAATGTGGAGGAATTTAAAACGTGGGGGCCGCTTCTCAAAGCCGGGATGTACCCTGATCCGGCGCGCGCCGGTGAAACGTTCGAAGCGTTCTGTGGAATGCTGTCCGGCGGAATTTCGCCGGATCATCCGGCGCTGATGGAGTGCTGTGAGTTTCTGGGGATTTCTGCCCAGGGTGGACTGGCTCAGCAACTGGTCGCCGGTCTGGGTTATGCCGTTGATCACCGTGAGCTACGCGCGTGCGACTTCGGGGCGCCTACCATTCGTAAAAGGTTCTTTATGGTCATGCGCTGTGACGGTGTTGCGGTGAGCTGGCCGGAACCAACTCACGGCGATCCTAAAACCCCGGCTGTGCAGAGCGGGAAATTACAACCGTGGCGCACGGCGGCGGAATGCATCGACTGGTCGCTGGAATGCACGTCTATTTTTGAACGCAAAAAGCCTCTTGCAGAGAATACGCTTAAACGAATTGCGCGTGGTATCCAGCGGTTCGTCATCGATAGCGCATCTCCTTTCATCGTGAAGTGCAATCACACCACTACAAAGAGCAAATACGACTGTTTTCGCGGCCAGGCGTTGGGTGAGCCGCTGCAAACCATTACCAAAACGCACGGCTATGCGGTCGCAATACCCCACCTGACTAAATTCCGCACCGGCGCAACTGGGCAGGAAGTCAGTGAACCAGCTCCAACAGTTACGGCAGGAACGTCAGCGCGGCCGGGCGGTAACGGTCATGCGCTTGGGCTGGTTGAGGCTATGTTGACCCCTTTCATGGCTGGTAACGGGGGATCAGAATACCAGGCAAAGCCGCGTTCTCTGGAAAAGCCTGCTCACACAATCCTCAAAGAGTCCCGCGCCTGTGTTGTAGCGCCAGTTATTGCCAGACAGTTCGGAAACAGTATCGGTCACCGCGCTGACGAGCCGAGCGCTACGATCACCGCTGGCGGCGGCGGTAAATCCTAGCTTGTGACTTCAACGCTGATCCAGATGGGGTATGGCGAAAGGGAGGGCCAGGCTCCTCGTATTCTCCAGCTCGGAAAACCTTTGGGTACGGTCACGGCCGGTGGCAATAAATTTGGGCTCGTCGCGGCGAACCTGGTTAAACATTTCGGTGGAAATTACACAGGGCCGGGCGCTGCAATGGACGCGCCGGCGCACACAGTCACAACCACCGATCACCACGGGCTGGTTACTTCACATCTGGTTATGCTGCGTGGTGCCTGCCGCGACGGCCGTGTCATTGATGCTCCAGCACCGGGCTTAACTGCTGGTGGCCTTCATGTTGGCGAAGTCGAAACTCAACTCGCGGTTGATCATTACGACGAAGAGCGCGCTCAGCAGGCTCTCGAGTTCCTGCGGCAATACTGCGGCGAAAACTGCGACGGGCTGGTTACGGTCGGTGGCGTGGTTTATCGCATCGTTGATATCGGCATGCGCATGCTACAACCGCATGAGCTTTATCGCGCACAGGGATTCCCGGAGTGGTACATCATCGACCAGGACTACAGCGGTAAGAAGTACGCGAAGGATAAGCAGGTAGCACGCTGCGGTAACGCGGTACCGCCACCGTTTGCTGAGGCACTGGTCCGTGCGAATCTCCCGGAGATGTGTGAAGCGAAGCAGGAGGTAGCCGCGTGATCATTGAAACGAAAAAAACATCCCTGCTTACCAGTCGCCAGCAGGAGGTGCTGAATATGCTCGCGGATTTCCAGAGACGAAACGGTTACCCGCCGACACAGAAAGAAGTGGCCCAGCTTATGGGGGCCGCTTCACCCAACGCTGCGACCGATATGCTGCGTAAGCTGGAGAAGAAAGGCGCCATATCTTTATCAAAAGGCGTCGCCCGCGGCATCACCATCAACGGCATTGCCAAAGAAGATGAAGCGGTTTCTCTGCTGCGTGCGATGGTAGAAGGTGAAGCCAAATCGCGCGATCGCGCGGTGGCTTTCCTGAGAGCGCGGGGTGCCATTGCATGAAGCTGACCCTGCCTTTTCCCCCGAGCGTTAACAGCTACTGGCGCGCCCCGACTAAGGGGCCGCTAAAAGGCCGTCACCTTGTCAGCGCCGACGGGCGCAAATATCAGAGCAATGCCGCAGCTGCCGTTGTTGAGCAACTGCGGCGCATACCCAGGCCTGTCACCAGCCTGCTGGCGGTGGAGGTGGTGCTTTACCCGCCTGACCGGAAACGCCGCGATCTGGATAACTACCTAAAGGCACTTTTCGATGCGCTGACGCTGGCTCATGTCTGGGAGGACGACAGCCAGGTGAAAAAGATGCTGGTGGAATGGGGCCCGGTAACCAGCAAAGGGAAGGTGGAAATCACGATCAGTAACTTTGTGGCGGGTGCAGCCGCCTGAAAGATGGAGAAACCTATGAACCAGACAAACCCGATTTCAGTTTGCCCCAGGCAACATGCGGCGCTGGCAGGTCAGGAGCTTTTTATGTCCAGCCGGGAAATAGCCTCGCTTGTAGGTTCACGTCATACCGACGTGTGCACCGCCATTGAGCGGTTAATAAAGAAAAGCGTCATTGAAGGGTATACGGCATTGCCGTACACCCACCCGCAGAACAGGCAGGAATACCACCACTACCTGGTTAACAAGCGTGACAGCTATGTCATTGTGGCGCAGTTATGTCCCGAGTTTACTGCGCGCCTGGTTGATCGCTGGCAGGAACTGGAAAGCGGGCAGCAGATGAGCGTGCCGCGGTCGCTGCCGGAGGCACTGCGCCTTGCTGCGGATCTGGCCGAACAAAAGGAAAGGCTGGCACAGGAACTCGCCGCCGCGGCGCCAAAGGTGGAGTTTGTGGATCGCTACTGCTCCGCCAGCGGTTCGCTCTCATTCCGTCAGGTGGCAAAGCTGTTAAAAGCCAAAGAGACGGATTTCCGCCTGTTCCTGATCGACAACGAGATTATGTACCGCCTCGGCGGGGTGCTGACGCCGCGCCACCAGCATATTGATGCCGGACGGTTCGAGGTGAAAACGGGCACCTCCACGACATCCAACCACGCGTTCAGCCAGGCGCGTTTCACAGCGAAGGGTGTTAAGTGGATAGGTGGGCTGTGGGCTGAGCATGTAGCGAAGGGGAACGCAGCGTGAGAGCTCTGTTAACACCGGAAATAGCGCGCGGAATGGGTATCGTGCTGCTGCGCCCTGGCGCTGAACTGATGCCCATATTTGCTAACGGGCGCGTGCTGGTGGAGGCGCAGCCAGAAAGCATGTCACGGTTCCCGAGCGGCGCGGTGCCGCCGGCGCACCAGCCCCTGGCCGATGACGAAGGACTGCAGGTCTTCTTTACTGATGAGCGGGTGATCCGGGCTGCCGGTGGCATCAATGCTCTGGAGCACTGGCTGATGAAGCAGCAGGGCTGCTGCCAGTGGCCGCATAGTGAGTACCATCACCATGAGCTGACCACGATGCGGCATGAGCCCGGCGCGCTGCGTCTGTGCTGGCACTGTGATAATCAGCTGGCCGAACATTTTACTGAGCGCCTGTCAGCAATTGCCCGTTCCAATGTGATAGCCTGGATTATCAGCGTCGCGCGCGGTTCCCTTGCCTTTGACGATACCCACGAGTTGACTCTGCCGGAGTTATGCTGGTGGGCTGTCAGGATGGATATCACTGATGCGCTGCCGGACAGTGTGGCGCGCCGCGCGCTGCGTCTTCCCCCTTTACCAGTAGAAGGCGTGTCGCGGGAAAGCGATATTGTGCCGGGGCCATCGGCGGCTGAAATGGTGCAGACGAAAGCGCAGCGTGCTTGCGCCGTGAATACGCGGATGAACTGCGACAAGCCGCAGGAGCAACAGACGCAGGTGGTTGCGCTGATGATCGACCCTGAGTCGCCGGAAAGTTACATGCTCCGGCCAAAGCGCCGCCGCTGGGAAAACGAGAAATACACCCGCTGGGTTAAGCAGCAGCCTTGCGCATGTTGCAACCAGCGGGCAGACGATCCCCATCACCTGATCGGCCACGGGCAGGGCGGGATGGGTACCAAAGCCCATGACCTTTTCGTATTGCCTTTGTGCAGAAGGCACCACGACGAGCTCCATCGGGACACCGTGGCATTCGAAGAAAAATATGGCTCACAGCTGGAGCTTATTTTTCGTTTTTTAGACCGCGCGCTCGCGATCGGCGTGCTGTCATAAGTGGAGTGGAGACCACACATGAACCTCGAAGCCTTACCTAAGTTCTATTCCCCGAAATCACCGAAACTCGATGATGAGACACCAGCCACCGGCAGCGCCGCGCTGACCATCTCGGATGTAATGGCTGCACAGGGTCTCGTCCAGTCTAAGGCGGCGCTGGGGTTCAACCTCTTCCTCGCCAAAATGGGCATTCAGGATCCGCAGCCCGCTATTGATGGCCTGGTTAAATATGCTCTTATGCTCAACAACGCAGTAATGAAGAAACTCAGCGAGAGCGCACGCAAGGAAATGGCCCTTTGTCTTGCGCAGTTCGCCTACAGTGATTATGCACGCTCGGCAGCCAGCAGCTGCGAATGCCATCACTGCGAAGGAAAAGGGGTTAAGCGCGTGCGTCGGGAAGTGGTGAAGCATCCTGGCGTGAAAGGCGTGGATGCGACAATTCGCGTAGAGGAAGTGGAAGAACTCTGTAAGCACTGCGGTGGGAAGGGAGTTATCAGTACGGCCTGCCGGGACTGCTCAGGACGGGGAATGGCGCTTGACCGTAAGCGTACCGAGTTACACGGCGTGCCGGTGCAAAAGCTGTGTGAACGATGTGGCGGTAAAGGGTTTGCACGTCTTCCCACCACTCTGGCGCGCCGTCAGGTGCAGGTGCTGGTACCTGATTTGACCGATTACCAGTGGTACAGTGGATTTGCTGACGTCATTAACCTGCTGGTGACGAAATGCTGGCAGGAAGAAGCATTCGCGGAAAAAATGCTGCGAGAAGTCACACGTTAGAAGCCTGATTAAACATTTTAGCGACACGATGCTTGCTAAATTCAAAAAAATTGGGTAGGATTCTTCTAACGATGGGCGTTGTGTATCCACCGTTCCGAACCCGCTTATCGTAGCGGGTTTTTTATATGACCTGTCTGTTCCTTTAACTGGTAATAAATTTCCAAAGTGTCATGGCAAACCTGTACGCAGGTACCTACGCTGTAAAGGTACTCGTGAGATAAGGATGCCTATGCTGTGGATTGAACAAGGTCTTTATATCAGGATTCAGGAACTCGATAACGGACCCACACCAATGCCGTTAAAGAGCGGGTTTAATATGGAAACGGCTTATCGGGTGCTGGGTTGTTTTAACCCATCTGAAACGTCAGATGCATATTACATACTGGCTAATGATCGGGATGAAACGTGGTTTATATGTAACCGACATGTTCGCGTTGTATGTGTGGATAATAAACGGAAAGAATTCCGTTACCCGATCTCTGTCCTGAACCTTCACTGAACAAATAAAGCAAAACTCAAACTGGCTGCCTACGGGCGGCCTTTTTCATTTCCCCTCGCTCAGAGAGGATGCACAGCAATAGAGGGGGATACATGTCCGATCCGGTTTCGGGAACTGTCGCAGCAGGTGCTGCGCTTACTGGTGCAAGTATCTATGGACTGCTGACCGGCACAGATTATGGCGTAATTTTTGGCGCGTTTGCCGGCGCGGTCTTTTATGTTGCCACCGCGGCAGACCTGACCCTGATCCGGCGCGCCGCCTATTTTGTTGTTTCGTACATCGCTGGCGTTTACGGTGCGGGGCTGGTGGGCTCCAAGCTTGCCAGCTGGACGGAATACAGCGACAAGCCGCTTGATGCACTGGGGGCCGTTATCCTCTCTGCGCTGACGATTAAAATCCTGACGTTCGCCAGCCAGCAAGACCCCGCTCAGTGGTTCCAGCGGTGGAGAGGGGGAGCCAATGGTAATAAGTGATCCGCTGGTACTGACCAACGTGGCGACATGCTCGGCCATTGTGCTGAGGCTGATGCTGTTCCGTAAACCCGGAGCCCGGCATCGCTGGTGGGCATCGTGGCTGGCATACCTGATTATTCTGGCGTATGCCTCGGTACCGTTCCGCTACGCCTTCGACTTTTACGTCCACACACACTGGGCGTCGGTCATCATCAACTTAATCATCTGCGCCGCCGTGTTCCGTGCCCGGGGCAACGTGGCGCGCCTGTTTCAGGTACTGAGGCCCGAATGAACCAACAACAATTTCAGCAGGCGGCTGGTTTAAGCGCCAGCTTGGCTGCGCGCTGGTTCCCGCACATTGATGCGGCGATGCGCGAGTACGGCATCACTGCGCCGGTCGATCAGGCAATGTTCATCGCACAGGTCGGCCATGAAAGCACCGGCTTTACCAGACTGGTGGAGAGCTTCAACTACAGCATCGCAGGGCTGAGTGGTTTTATCCGGGCTGGCCGGTTAACTCAGGATCAGGCCAACATGCTGGGCCGCCGCACGTATGAAAAGGTGCTGCCCCTTGAGCGTCAGCGCGCGATCGCCAATCTGGTTTACAGCAAGCGTCTCGGTAATAACGCCTCTGGTGATGGCTGGAAATATCGCGGACGCGGCTTAATCCAGATTACCGGCCTCGAAAATTACCGAGACTGCGGCACCGCGTTAAAGCTCGACCTTGTGAGCACTCCGGAGCTGCTTTCCGAAGACGCCACCGCAGCGCGCTCTGCGGCATGGTTCTATACCAGCAAAGGCTGTCTGAAATATCCGGGCAATTTGCTGCGCGTCACGCAGATCATTAACGGTGGGCAGAACGGTCTGGAAGACAGACAGGCCCGCTATGCGGCAGCGCGCCGGGTGCTCTGATGGCTGCGCTATGGGGCTTTGTCCGGGCATGGTGGAAGCCGCTACTCTTCCTGGCCGCTGTGGGATTTGCGCTTTATTACCGGGCCTCGCTCACAAAAGCTGAGGCATCTTTAACCGAAGTTAATCGTGAATTAAAACTGGCTAAAGATGACATTGAGGATATGCAGCGCCGTCAGCGGGATGTGGCTACTCTCGATGCCAAATACACGAAGGACTTAGCGGATGCTCAGAAAAATATTGCTCAGCTTGAGCGCGATGTGGCTGCTGGCCGTAAGCGGCTGCAGCTCAACGCCACCTGTTCCGCGCAGGGAGCGCCCGGCACCACCCGCGTGGATGATGGAGCCAGCCCCCGACTTACTGACGCCGCTGAACGGGATTATTTCACCCTCAGGGAGCGGATCGAGACCGTGACCAGGCAGTTGAGCGGATTGCAGGCTTATGTTCGGGAGCAGTGCTTAAGATAAAAAAAAGCCCCATGGCTGGGGCTACAACAGGAGATCCTGCTTTTTGGTTATTCGACTAATTGCAAAAGCAGTTTTGGCCTTGTTTCCATGATGTTGCACTGATTTCATGTTTTGCGAGGATGAGATTTATAGCACTCACACATGAAGGTTCAGCAATGCTTATACGTAGGAGCCACTCTACTAACAAGCTGGTAATAAGTGTTGTCTATATATTTCATATAACAAGCGACAGTTAGTGTTCTAAGAGTTATCTGAACAAACCTGTACGTTAAATTGATACTAATACGTATATATCCTTTTGAGATGCTGGGGTGTGAATTCAATTAAATTTTATTATCAATATGAAACAAAACCGGAGAGGCCGAAAACTGTTGCTCAGATTGATAAGCTGCGCAATCACCTCGGCATACCAGCACTGATTAACGTTGAACAGCTTCTGAATAAATAAAAACCTTTAACTTTAGCAGTCATGAACATGAAGCCACCCGTTTTGCTGGTGGCTTTTTTATTGGAGCTACCACTATGCCATCCGCTATCCCTCGAGCTTGCCGCAAGCGCGGATGTCCCGGCACTACTACAGACCGTTCGGGTTATTGCGAGGCTCACCGTAATGAAGGCTGGCAGCAGCACCAGCGAGGGCTGAGCCGCCACCAGCGCGGCTACGGCAGTAAGTGGGATATCATCCGCGCCCGCATCCTTAAACGTGACAGGCACATCTGCCAGGAGTGTCTGCGCAACGGCAGGCCAGTCCCTGCCACTACCGTTGATCACATCAAACCCAAAGCACACGGCGGCACCGATGAAGATAGCAATCTGGTTGCGATCTGCTTCAAGTGCCATAAAGCCAAAACCGCACGGGATCGCTTAAACCGAAACTGACCCTTACAGGTGAAAGCATGACTGATTCATTAATTGATTCAGGGCGCACGCACGTCGGCGCTAAGGCATTGCGACCTGCTTGTTCCGTTGAGGGGTGTGGATTGCCAACAAGGGCCAACAACACACCGTATTGTGAAAAGCATTACATGCGGGTTCGTCGACATGGCTCGACAGAAAAGTTAAGCACACTCAAGCCAGGCAACCTTATTCACTCGGGTGGTTATGTGCTGGTAAATGCTCCCACTCACCCGTTAAGCCGTAACAGTAACCGAGCCTATGAGCATCGCGTCGTCTACCACCAACACCATGGTGACGGCCCTTTCAGCTGCCATTGGTGCGGCACAATGGTTACCTGGGATGATATGCATGTCGATCATCTCGATGACTGCAAAACCAATAACGCTGAGTCAAACCTTGTTGCCAGCTGCGCCTTGTGTAATCAGAAGCGCGGCAGTGAAAAGATGAAGGCCACCCACAGAAATAAGTCGCACAGACGTTACACGGCTCATGGCAAGACAATGTGTCTCAGTGAATGGGCTGAGTACCTTGGCATTTCACGCAACTCGATTGAGTACCGACTGAAAGCAGGCTGGGATATCAACAAAGTGTTTAGCCCACGCATCGGTAACAGCGGCCCTCCAAGTAAGAAGCTCGGCAGATCGGTGCATGACAACATCAAATGAGAATCAGTATCGACAAATGATTTCAAATGCAATCATTTCTGTCGTAATGATATCGATTCTCATCAACAGGGGAGGGCGGGTCGAAAGTTCAGGGCCATGCCCGCTAAGGACCGCCGCCTAACCCTTTTTCACACCGCCGCAGGTTAGAAAACTTTTTTATGGGGTCCCCCACTCGATGATTAATAGGAGTTTTCGATTATGTCCGGACCACCGAAAACCCCGACCCATCTGCGTTTGGTGAGGGGTAACCCATCAAAACGCCCGATCAATAAAAACGAGCCACAACCCCCTGCAGGGGTACCCCCAACTCCAAAGCATTTCGACAAACAGGCGAAGTACTGGTTTAAGCGAATGGCCGAAGAGCTGGATGCCGTTGGCGTCATTTCCCAGCTGGACGCCCGCGCGCTCGAATTACTGGTTGAGGCTTATACCGAGTACCGCCACCACTGCGATACGCTCGAAATCGAGGGGTATACATACCGCACTGAAACGCAGACGGGGGATGTACTGATTAAGGCGCATCCGGCAGCAATGATGAAGGCAGATGCCTGGAAGCGGCTGCGCGCCATGCTGGCAGAGTTCGGGATGACGCCAGCCAGCCGGTCGAAGGTTAGCGCCAAGACGCCGGACGCGGTTGATCCGCTGGCTGAGTTCATGAAAGCGAGGGATTAATGGCTAAGGTTGCCGATGGTATCCGCTACGCCGAACGCGTCGTGGCGGGAGAGATTATTGCCTGTGAATACGTCCGGCTGGCCTGCCAGCGTTTTCTGGACGATCTGCAAAACGGCGAGGCGCGGGGTATTTTTTTCAGCGAGCCCCGCGCCCAGCACATCCTGAATTTTTATAAGTTCATCCCGCATGTGAAAGGCGCCCAGGCTGGGCAGCCGATCGCCCTGATGGACTGGCATGTTTTCATCCTTATCAATATTTACGGTTTCGTTATTCCGCTGGTTGATGAGGAAACCGGCGGGGTGGTGCTGCGGAATGATGGCAGCGGCCGCCCGGTAATGGTGCGGCGGTTCCGTACTGCTTACAACGAGGTGGCGCGTAAGAACGCCAAATCCACACTCTCTTCCGGGGTTGGCCTGTACATGACGGGCGCGGATGGCGAAGGTGGGGCCGAGGTCTACTCTGCGGCCACAACCCGCGATCAGGCGCGCATCGTTTTCGAAGATGCCAAAAATATGGTGAAAAAAGCGAAATCGACGCTTGGGCGCCTGTTCGAGTTCAACAAGCTGGCTATCTATCAGGAGCAAAGTGCCTCTAAATTTGAGCCGCTTTCCAGTGACGCTAACAACCTGGACGGCCTGAATATTCACTGCGGCATTGTTGACGAGCTGCACGCTCATAAAACCCGTGACGTATGGGACGTTCTGGAGACGGCGACCGGTGCGCGCCTGCAGTCCCTGCTGTTTGGTATCACCACTGCGGGCTTTAACAAAGAAGGCATCTGCTACGAGTTGCGCGATTACGCCATTAAGGTGCTACGCGGTTTTAACAGTGAGGTGGAAGGTGCCGTTAAGGACGATACCTTTTTCGCCATCATCTACACGCTGGACGACGGCGACGATCCGTTCGACGAAACGGTCTGGCAAAAGGCGAATCCCGGATTGGGGATCTGCAAGCGCTGGGACGATTTACGCCGCCTTGCGAAGAAAGCAAAAGAGCAGGTATCAGCACGCGTTAATTTCTTCACTAAACATATGAATATCTGGGTGACGGCGGAGTCCTCCTGGATGGACATGCTGAAGTGGGAAAAATGCGAATTTATCGCGCCGGCGCATGAGCTGAAAACTTACCCGCTGTGGGTCGGCGTCGACCTGGCGAACAAAATTGATATCTGTGCTGCGGTAAAAGCCTGGCGATCGCCTGATGGTCACGTTCACGCCGACTTTAAATTCTGGCTGCCCGAGGGGCGGCTGGAAAAATGTTCGCGGCAGATGGCCGAGCTCTACCGGAAATGGGCTGAGCTCGACAAACTTATCCTGACGGATGGCGACGTTATCGATCATGCGCAGATCAAAGAAGAGCTGCAGCAGTGGGTCAGCGGGGAAAGTCTAAAAGAAATAGGCTTCGATCCGTGGAGCGCGACGCAGTTCAGTCTGGCGCTTGCTGAAGAGGGTTTACCCCTTGTGGAAGTGCCGCAGACGGTGCGCAATTTCTCCGAGGCCATGAAAGAGGTTGAGGCGCTGGTTTACGGCGGCCGGTTTCACCACAGCAATCACCCCGTGATGAACTGGATGATGTCGAACGTCACGGTGAAGCCGGATCGTAACGACAACATCTTTCCCAACAAATCGACACCTGAGGCCAAGATTGATGGTCCGGCTGCGCTGTTCACCGCGATGAGTCGTCTGCTCGTTAACGGTGGCAATGACCAGCAGGATCTGAGCGGCTTCTTTGATAATCCCATCATGGTAGGTTTCTGATGAAGAAAAATAAGCAGCCGGGCAGGGTGAAAAGCGCCTTGCTCAACTGGCTGGGCGTGCCCATCAGCCTGACTACCGGGACGTTCTGGCAGGAGTGGTACGGTACAAGCAGCAGCGGGAAGGTGGTGACGGCGGATAAGGCTATGCAGCTCTCAGCGGTCTGGGCATGCGTCCGGCTGCTGAGCGAGTCAATATCAACGCTACCGCTGAAGATTTACGAGCGGCAGCCTGACGGCTCGCGCAGGCTGGCCCAACAGAATCAGGTTTACCAGGTACTTTGTCGCCGTCCGAATCTGGAGATGACACCATCGCGGTTTATGCTGATGCTGGTGGCGAGTATCTGTCTTCGTGGAAACGCCTTCGTGGAGAAGCTGTTTATCGGCAACAAACTGGTCTCGCTGGTGCCGTTGCTTCCCCAGAATATGGTGGTTAAACGCCTCGATACCGGCCGGCTTGAGTACACCTACACCGAGAACGGTACTGCGCGTGTCATTGCGGAAAGAAACCTGATGCACATTCGCGGCTTCGGTCTTGACGGGGTCTGCGGCATGATGCCGCTGAGTTCCGGGCGCGATGTGATCGGTGCCGCAATGGCGGTCGAAGAGTCGGCTGCCAAAATATTTGAGAACGGTCTGCAGAGTTCGGGTTTTCTCTCAGCAGATATGCCGCTGGATAAAGAGCAACGCGAACGGCTGCGCAGCTACATGGCACAGTTCACCAGTTCAAAGAATGCCGGGAAAATCATGGTGCTTGAAGGCGGTCTGAAATATCAGAACGTCACGATGAATCCGGAAGCGGCCCAGATGCTGGAGACGCGCTCTTTTGGCATTGAGGAAATCTGCCGCTGGTTCCGCGTGCCGCCGTTTATGGTCGGGCATACCTCAAAGCAGAGCAGCTGGGCATCAAGCCTGGAGGGGATGAACCTGCAGTTTCTGACCCACACGCTGCGCCCGCTGCTGGTCAATATTGAGCAGGAGATTTCCCGCTGTCTGCTGAATGGTGAAGAGGATATCTTTGCCGAGTTTTCTGTCGAGGGGCTGCTTCGTGCCGACAGCGCAGGTCGCGCCGCCTACTATACCAGCGCGCTGCAGAACGGCTGGATGTCACGCAATGATGTGCGCCGGCTGGAAAATCTGCCTCCCATTGAGGGTGGAGATATTTACACGGTGCAGCTGAACCTGACGCCGCTTGAGGACCTTAAAAAGAACAGCCCGGCAGCGCAGGCCGCCGCGATTCGTCAGCTTCACAGTCACGTTTTCCCCGACATTCCCTTCGAACAGTCCCCGCTGAAACAGGCGGCTTAGGAGCATCCATGACAATCAAAAGCCTTCCGGCGGCGCCGGAGGGGCGACCTTTTGCGCGCGAAAAACCAGACCTTCCCGCTGCGGCAATGGAGCGCTGGAACGGTAGCATCCGTGCGGCGCGCGACGGTGATAACAGTATCTCGATTTTTGACGTGATCGGCGCAGATTACTGGGGCGAGGGCGTCACCGCGAGCCGTATCGCCGGTGCGCTTCGTTCGCTTAATGGCGCAGACGTTACGGTCAACATCAACAGCCCCGGCGGCGACATGTTCGAAGGGCTGGCGATTTATAACCTGCTGCGCGAGTACGAAGGCAAAGTCACTGTAAAGGTATTGGGTCTGGCGGCGTCGGCCGCATCGATTATCGCAATGGCGGGTGACGACGTGCAGATTGGCCGCGGCGCTTTCCTGATGATCCATAACTGCTGGGTTTACGCGATGGGCAACCGTCACGACCTGGCGCAGATTGCCGCCGACATGGCGCCGTTTGATAAAGCCATGAGCGATATCTATCAGGCGCGCAGCGGTCTCGACGCGGAAACCGTCGACAGGATGATGGACGGTGAAACTTATATCGGCGGCAGCGAAGCCGTAGAAAAGGGCTTTGCTGACAGTCTGCTTTCTGCCGACGAAATCGCTGACGACGATGAAAGCCCCGCCGCAGCGCTGCGTAAACTCGATGCGCTGCTGGCGAAAGCGAATACGCCACGCTCTGAACGGCGAAAACTTCTTAAAGCCTTATCAGGCAGCACGCCGGGCGCTGCTGCCAGTCCTGACGGTACGCCGAGCGCTGCCACCATCCATAAAGAAACCATTGACCGTCTGGAAGCCGCGCTGAGCGGATTGACAGCGGCTGCCCAGTAAATACGGAGATGTTATGTCTGAAGTAAACGAGATTCTGAAAAAGGTTAGCGCCAGTATTGAAGAAGCG